AAATCCCGCCACGATTATGGAACTTGGAACAATCTATCGAATAAAAGATAGACAACCAGAAGAACAACACGCCAATGATATTGGTGAAGTTTCTTTCTTTGTACTCAGTGAGTATTCAATCAAAGGGAAAGGCCGTTGGTCTAGTTACCAATGGGATCACATCCCAGATGATGCGACTCACTGGCATATGTGTTACAACCAGCCACCAGAAGATGAGCTGGAAGACAAGGACACTAATAAAGCAGTGGATGAGTCACGCTTTCAAGCACTGTTGAAGAAGGAATTTCCTGAGCCAACAGTTAACAACCTCTTAATTGAATCAACCCTACGCAAATTCTATTTCCATGACAGAAGAATCAGCTAAGAAAATACTCACACTCTTAACTAAACAGAGTCGTGAGATGAGTGACCTTCGTAACATGCTTGGTGCTATCGCAGCACAACAAGTAAAACTCTCTAAACAATTTTCCAAATGACTGAAGAAACTAACAGCCCAACACCGGCCAAGGTTAAGCACACCATCATGCTTGCACCTCCTACATCTCAGCTAGTAAAAGAACTAGCCAAAGTGAAGGGACTAAGTGACTCTGAATTATTACGTGGAGTGATCGAAAGATACACAGAATCCAATGAGTTTAGAGAGTCGTTAGCTACACACCTTGAGCTTAAGACTGGACTAACAGACTGATGTATATGTCAGTCAGATTAAGAGAATTACTTTGGTATCCCTATGAGGACTAACGCAGAAGAGATTGCGTTGGAAAGATGGATGACAACACTAGGCAAGGATCGTTGTCGCATCTTTGAAAACATCCAACGCAAAGGCAGGATGGAAAGCCTGTCTAATCATGGTGAGGTATTGACTTCACATGGAACAGCGACACTCATCCCACATATCAGGTCAGTTCGTAAGAAGATTGAAGCAGGTAAGGCAGGTAAAACATTTGCCTTACTTACTCCACTCATTGAACTACCACCTCAGCAACTAGCAGCGATAGGAGTAAGGACAATCCTTGACTCATTGAGTGCATCACCAACACTCCATGCTGTATGTCGTGATGTCATGGACAAGGTATGGATAGAAACCATGCTTGACCGTGCTACTAGAGATGAACTGTTTAAGTTCACTAGAGGTAGGAGTCGTAAGTCACAGAAGATGGCAGTCATTAGACGTATGAAACATACAGATAACTGGACTGCAAGAGAGAAGCTAGCGTCAGGTTTATTCCTGGTTGAACTGATAGCTAGAGAGACAGGACTAATAACAATCGAAGTGGACTACACATATAAACCACCGAGGCGTGTAGTCAAAGCGACTAAAGAATGTATGGACTGGATCAATGACGTAAAGAATAAGCAAGAGTTGATGACACCTAACTACTTGCCTATGTATGTGAAGCCAAGGCCGTGGACTAGCCCTACTAATGGAGGTTATTTAACTGAAGCTGTTCAATCTAAGTTACTGAAAAGCAACAACAAGATAGTAGGTAGGCTGACCAATGGAACTGAACCGTTCTATGAAGCAGCCAATATCCTGCAAGATACAGCATGGAAAATTAACTCTTGGATGTATGAACAATCTCAGTATGCAGTAGATAAAAACCTAGAGATAGGATGCTTGTTACCTATCAATGGCTATGCAGTACCACCATATCCAAAGCATTTAGAGGAGGATCATCCTGATGTAACGAGGTGGAGACTACAAGCTAGGTATATACATGAAAAGAATGAAAGGACTAGAAGCAAACGAATAGCACAAACAAAACTCTTATGGATAGCAGATAAGTTTAAAGATGAGGATGAAATATATTTCCCGCAACAATTAGATTTTCGTGGTCGCTATTACTCAAGGCCACCGTTCTTAAATCCTCAAGGTAATGACTTGGCTAGGAGCTTACTTGTCTTTGCTCATGGCACACCTATCAAGAATGAGGATGATCTCAACTGGCTACGTATACATGGTGCAAATCTATATGGATTGAAGTCCACCTTTAATACACGCATTGACTGGGTACTAGATAAAGAACAGCTAATCACTGGAGCTGGCAATGATCCTTGGCTTAACGCTGAGTTTTGGCTGAGGGCTGATAAGCCGTGGCAATTCCTATCCTTTTGTCGTGCTTACTATCTCTTTCAACAAGAGGGCTATGGACATATCTGTAATCATGCCGTGAATTTAGATGCCACTTGCTCAGGGATACAGCACTACAGTTCTTTACTTGGCAATCAAAGGATGGCTAGCATGGTCAACCTTGTTAACACTGACCAACCTCAAGATATATATGGTGAAGTGATCAAGAGAGTTAATGAAAGACTAAGAGATCACTCTGATAAGAGAGCTAGAAGATGGATGGAACTGCAACCTGATCGCAGCTTGGCTAAGAACATAGTCATGTGTACTCCATACTCAGCAACACGCACTGCCTGTTATTACTTTGCTTACGATTGGGCGCAGAAAAGAGGGAAAGAATTATATACACATGGAGGATGGACTACTAAGAAGGGAGCCATGACAACGGTTCACTTCATGGCAAAGATCCTCCATGAGGAGGCGACTGCCTTGATCCAGCCAGCGGTCAAGGCTATGCAATGGTTTAAATCCATTGGTCGTAAAGCTGGCCAACAAAACAAACCACTTACATGGTTGAGTCCTAGTCAACTACCTGTTGTCCAGGACTATAAGGACATAAGGAAAACACGTATTCAATTGAACTATCTATCTGATGTTCACTTAGATATACGTGCTAACGAGGAGCTAGAAGATTTGGATACCAAACGTATGGCTAATTCACTTTCGCCTAACGTCATCCACTCCCTTGACTCTAGTCACCTTGCCTTTGCTGCTATCCATGCACACATGAGTGGTATCAATAACATAGGAGGTATCCATGACTGCTTTGTAAGTACGCCAAGTGAGATGAGTCAACTAAGAGACTCAGTTCGGTGGACATTTGCTGAGATGTATAAACAACCTTGGCTTAGTCACATCACAACCCACCTCACCAATCAAATCGACACAACTAAAGGGAAAGAGTTACCACCTACTCCAGTAGCAGGTGACTTCGATCCATCATCAGTTAAACATTCAACCTATTTCATCACATGAATCCCAAAGACTTTATAACTCCAGTGTGTAACTTGAGTTATGCCTTTATCACTCCACATAAACTATCAACCATTGAGGAGAATGATCCAAGATGGGAGATCACTGGCATCATCCCTCTTGATAGCCAAGGAAAGCCAACTTCTAAAGAAGCAGAAGCCTTTATCTCTAGCATTGAAGGATACTTTGATGACTATAAGAAGGAACTAAAGGCTGCTAGTCCTGACAAGAAGTTCAAGCTTCAAGAGTTTATGCCGTTTGGCTATAGATACTGTGACGCTAAGACTCTTAAGCTATTAAAGAATGATGAGCTTGATCAGTTTCAAGGCCAACCATTAGAAGCTTACGTTATTAAATGTAAGAGAAAGCAGAAGGGAGTAAACAAGAAAGATGGCTCAACCTTTGAACGCAATGCTCCCTTGCTAGCTGATGCTAATGGAGTAGAAATTTCATCAGAGAAATCAAAGCCATTAGCCAACATAGATCCCACATCAAAAGGGAAGATAGCTTTCAATGCTTCACCCTATAACCACACTGGTTCAGGTGTAGGACTTGCACTTAATCTAAATGCAGTACAAGTAACATCATTTGTCGAGTACCAAAAACAAGGGGGATCAACAAGTAATCCCTTTTCCAAAGAGGAGGGCACGTTCACGCAGGAAGACGCACCTTCATGCAACCCCTTCTCATCCTCAGATGAGGACGCATCCACCTTCTAAATATAGAAGTAAGTTCGAGGCTGGTATTGCAGCCAGCCTTGACAAGCGTAGTGTCTCATTCAGTTATGAATCCCTTGTCCTTGAATACAAGTGGGAGGGCAGGTATAAACCTGATTTCATTCTTCCCAATGGTGTAATCGTAGAGACTAAGGGATTCTTTTCACCAACTGATAGACGCAAAATGCTATGCGTGAAAGCTCAACATCCACACTTGGATATAAGACTGTGCTTTCAAAACGCCAAAGACAAGATCAGCCGTGCCAAAAGATCTATTACTTATGGTCAGTGGGCTACAAGAAATGGATTCAAATGGAGCAGCGGCATTATCCCTGATGATTGGTATGACTCCAACAACACACAGTAAACACATCTCAATCAGAGATGGAAAGCAAACTCTTGTTGATGATTATGCACTGATCGAAAAGAAAGATCGGACTGGTCGTGCTGGTAAGAACATCAAGTGTCCTGAATGTGGTCATGTTCAAAGGACATATCACTTGGCATGGTCAAAGTGTTCTTGTTCTGGATGCGGGCAGTACATCACTAAGTACAACGGCTGGTTAATCGACCAACTATGAACACTCAACAACGTATCGACTACGCATCCAAGCGTATAGATGAATTGCGTCTACTCATTAAACATTGGGAGAAACATGAAAGAGAAAAGCAAGTACCTAAGAAAGAGTCCATGCCCTGAATGTGATAGCAAGGACAATCTTGCATGGTTTGATGATGGTCATGCTCACTGCTTTGGATGTGGCTATCAGTATCAACCCAACAAGAAAGAAAGCAAACCCTTCACACCTAAGAAACCTATTATGAATCCCTTCAAGAAAGAGAAGGTAGTTAAACCACTGATCCCTAAAGATCGGATAGTTTATAAAGCCTTACCTAAAAGAGGAATCACTAAAGAGACGTGCGAACTATTTGAATATGGACTGTCTGAATACAACGGCCAGCCCGTTCAGGTTGCAACCTATCAAGATCACACTGGCAAAGATGTAGCTCAACATCTCCGATTCAAAGACAAGAAGTTCATTTGGTTAGGAGATATGTCAAAGATTCAATTATGGGGACAACGCTTATGGAGACAGACTAATCAGAGTCAAGTCTTCTGTGTTGTAGCAGAAGGTGAACTTGATTGTCTCGCTGCTTCACAGATTCAAGGCAATAAGTTTCCTGTCGTTTCATTGCCGAGTGGAGCGCAAAGTGCTAGCAAATATTTAGTAATGAATGAGCTATGGCTCGCTGGACATCTTCGAACAGTTCTATGTTTCGACAACGATCAAGCAGGTAATGACGCTGCCCTCAAAGCAACAGAAGTTTTGGCTGGAGTACCTGTCGCTATTGCACGACTGCGAGAATTCAAGGACGCAAATGAAATGCTCCTTGCAGGAAAAGGAGATGAACTTAAGGACATATTATGGAAAGCTATCCCCGTTAAACCAGAAGGAATAAGGGATAGTGCTGACTGTTGGGAGGAGGTAATCAAGAAGGGTGCTGACTCTATCTGTACCTATCCGTGGCCAAAGTTAAACCACATGATGCGAGGGATCAGACGTTCAGAGATGAATCTGATTACGGCAGGTAGCGGTACTGGTAAGTCCAGTATGTGTAGGGAATTAGCTCATCACTTTCTAACTAGAGGACTGAAGGTTGGATATATAGCACTAGAAGAAAGTATCCAACGCTCATTGCAAGGGATCATTGCAGTAGATCTATCCAAACCTATACACCTTGACTCCTCCCTGGTAGAAGAGGAGGAACTAAGAGAATCCTTTGATCGTCTGTGTTCTACACACCGACTACATTTATACGATCACTTTGGTTCAATGGATCCTGATACGTTGTGTCAACAGATTCAGTACCTTGCGAAAGTAGAAGGAGTAGATGTTGTCTTTGTTGACCACATCACCATTGTGGTTAGTGGACTCGACAACGTGGACGAGAGAAGGAGTCTTGATATCACTGTCACTAAGCTCAGGCAAATCGTTGAAGCTACTGGCATAACCCTCTTTCTCGTCTCTCATCTCAAACGCCCAGAAGGGAGAGGCCATGAGGAGGGAACCAAGGTTTCTCTTAGCCATTTAAGGGGATCACATAGTCTTGCTCAATTATGTGACGGATGTATTTCAGCGTCCAGAAATCAGCAAGGAGACGCTGCCGAACGTAGCGAACTGCAACTTGCTGTATTAAAGAATCGACATTGCGGTTCAACAGGTGAGGCCGACAAGCTTCTGTACTCAGAACAAACAGGCCGCCTATCCACTCCACTATTTAATTAACCCACCATGACTTTATTACTAGATGCCGATTGGCTTGTCTATTCATCCTGTTGTGCATGTGAGCATGACTATCGCTGGGATGAGTGGCATCATTCACTTCACTTAGACGAGAAAGAAGTACACGAACTGATTCAATACAGAGTTGAACAGTACCAAGGTATAGCTGAAGACTCAGGTCAAGTAATCATGTGCTTCAGTGAGTACCCAACCTTTAGGCATACACTCTCTCAAGATTACAAAACAAATAGGATAGGTAAGCGCAAACCTTTAGGATTAAAGAGAGTAATAGAACAAGTCGCTGACTACTATCACTCTGTTAGTTTCCCTAACCTAGAAGGTGATGATGTTATGTCGTTACTTGCTACCGGTGGACGATATGATAATCCAATAATTGTTTCTGTTGATAAAGATATGCGAGGTGTACCGTGTACCTTGCTAGCTAAAGATGATCTTGAATTAGTAACAAGAAAGAAAGCAGATAGAAATTGGATGTTACAAGTATTACAAGGTGATGCAACTGACAACATTCAAGGACTAACAGGTGTTGGCCCT